TGGAGACATTGCAAAGGCTTTAAAGAAATTCAAAAAAAAGGTTATGGAATCTGGACACCTCTTAGAACTAAGAGAAAGAAAGGAATACGTTAAACCTACTACAAAAAGACGATTACAAAAACAAAAGGCAATCAGAGAAGAGCAAAAAAGAGTTGCTCTCAGTAAGATTGCAGATGGTGATAGAACGATTAGGTTTTTTACTAAAAAGAAAAAGAAAGTTAGTAAAAAAACACCTCAATCAGATAAAGACACCTCAAGAGATTAAAAATATTTTACATAAATTTTGCGGTTTCGTAAACATTTATATATTTATTTCTATAATAACCTACTTAATGTAGGTTTAATTTTATCCCGTTGGTTAATGAATACCCACCCTTATGTGAGGTCACCGAACAACTAACTTAATCAATTCGATTGAAAATCACTCAATATTTTCAGAAAAAAAAGTAAAGGAAGAAAACAAATGGCAAATTCAAAATTGTTGAAAGATGCAATTGCTGATGCTAAAGCCGTACGTGAAACTGCAATCGCTAATGCTAAAATCGCATTAGAGGAAGCTTTTACTCCAAGATTACAATCTATCTTATCTAAGAAAATCACAGCCGAAATGGAAGGTGAAGAAGAAGAGACAGCAGATGTAACTGAAGAGTATGGTGCAGATGACACATCGGATGCAGACAGCACAAAATTTGGCGATGTTGAGAACAAAGACCCACAGGGTATCTCAACTGATGCACACACAGAATTAGGTGATACTGACAAAGAAACAGCAACACCAGGTAAAGAAGACGAAAACAACACAATCGCAGAATCTGATGAAGATGAAAATGGTGATGGTGTTAACGACGACCCAACTGGAGCAATTTCTGAAGAAGAAAAACCTGAACCTATGGATGAAGATGATTTCGATTTAGAAGAAATTATCAGAGAACTAGAACAAGAGTTAGATGGTAAAAACGACCCAATGACAGAAGAAGGTGATGAAAAAGGCGAAGTAAAATTCGAAACTGAAAAACCTGAGTATGTTGAAGAGGAAGAAAAACCAGAAGCTTTTGCAGAAGGTGACGAAAAAGCAGAACCAGTATCCGAAGAAGACGAAGAAATCGATTTAGACGAAATCTTACGTGAAATGGGTTATGGTGATGACGAAAAAATGGAAGGTGAAGAAGAGGAAATGAAAGAAGGTGCTGATGAAGAAAAAGCTGAATTACAAGCTGATTTAGAAGAAGCATACAAAGTTATCAAATCTTTGAAATCTACAATCAACGAAGTAAACTTGTTAAATGCAAAATTATTGTATACTAACAAATTATTCCGTTCTTACGATTTAACTAATGAGCAAAAACACAAAGTTGTTGAAACTTTGGATAGAACTCAAAACGTTAGAGAAGTAAAATTAGTTTTCTCTACATTAGCTGAATCAATGAAAATTGGTGGAACTGCTAAGAAGGTAAAACAACAAACTAAAATGAATGAATCATTCGCATCGAAAAAAGTTGCTTCAACTGCTCCAAAAACAATTATAGCAGAAAGCAATTCTATGGCAGAACGTTTCAAGAAATTAGCAAATATTAAATAAACAAAAAAAAACAACCCCAAAGGAGAAAAAATAAAATGGCAAATTTTAATTTATCTAAACTTATGGAAGGCAAGAACCCACAAGCGGTAATGTTGGCTGAAACACGTCAATTGAAAAGCAAATGGGAAGCAACTGGTCTTTTAGAAGGTTTAAAAGAAAGAGAGCAATCTCAAATCGCAGTTCTATTAGAGAACCAAGCGAAACAATTATTGGATGAAGCTACCGCAACTGGTACTTCAGCAGGTTCTGAAGAATGGTCTGGCGTAGCTTTACCATTAGTAAGAAGAATCTTTGGTGAAATTGCAGCGAAAGAATTCGTTTCAGTTCAACCAATGAACTTACCTTCAGGTCTTATATTCTATCTAGATTTCAAATATGGTACTGCAGTGGCAGGTGCTACTAAATTTAATGGTCAATCATTATTTGGTGGTTCTGGTACTTCAGCATTCGATGGTGATTTCGGTAGAACTAAATCAGCTGTAAATGGTCTTTATGGTGAAGGAAGATATTCTTACACAATTAACGACCAATCAATTACAGTAGCAGCAGGTAATGCTGTAACTTCATCAGCAACATGGGCAGATGTAAATTATGATTCATCATTATCTGCATCAGTAGAAGCAGGTACTTTGAAAAAAATTACAATTGCAAAATCAAACATTTCAACTGCAGCAGATTTTGATGCAGTACGTTCATACCACATCTCAGCTTCATCTTTCTCTGCAGCAGATGCATTCTACCCTGCACATACTGAAGTAGTTGGTTCAAACGTAGTATTCTATGCTAATTTGATGCCAAATGGCGGTACTAACGCAGCAGTAGTTAAATATTCATTGGCTCCAACTTCTATAACTCGTGGAGATTTCGAAGATGGCGTTTCAAACGGTGCTATTACTGAACCAGCAACTGATTTAGGTATTCCTGAAGTTGACTTAGAATTACGTTCTGAGGCTATCGTTGCTAAGACTCGTAAGTTGAAAGCAGTGTGGACACCAGAATTGGCACAAGATTTGAATGCATACCATTCAATCGATGCTGAAGCTGAATTAACTTCTATGTTATCTGAATATATCTCTTTAGAGATTGACTTAGAAATCTTAGATATGTTAAAGTCTAACGCTTTAACAACTGAATATTGGTCAGCAACAGTTGGTGAAGAATTAATAAATGGTGTTTGGACTGGTGGTAACCAATCATTGGCATACCAAAAAAATACATGGTTCCAAACATTAGGTGTTAAATTGAACAAAGTTTCTAACAAGATTCATCAATTAACTCTTCGTGGTGGTGCTAACTTTATCGTTGCATCTCCAGATGTTTGTACTATCTTAGAATCAATTCCTGGTTTCTCAGTAAACGCGGATAAAGATGCTACATCTTTCGCAGCTGGTGTATCTCAAGTAGGTTCTTTGGCATCTCGTTACACAGTTTACAAGAACCCTTATATGACTTCTAACGAAATCTTATTAGGATTCAAAGGAAGTAACTTCCTTGAGACTGGTGCGGTTTATGCTCCATATGTACCATTGATTATGACTCCATTAGTGTACGACCCATCTAACTTCACGCCTCGCCGTGGTGTTATGACTCGTTACGCTAAGAAGATGGTGCGTCCAGAATTTTATGGCAAGATTTATGTTAAAGATTTGGCTTCTATCTAATTTAGATAAAGAACAATCGATAACTGAATCAAACTAACGATTCAATAATAAAAAAGGGGAGAAGAAATTCTTCCCTTTTTTTATGCGGTTTACTCACATAGAACTATATTTATAATAAAACACAATTCTATGGATAAAATTTATAAATTAACTGCACCTAATGGAAAAGTTTATATTGGACGTACTTTTGATTTCGATGATAGGATGTATGGCCATTATAGAGCAGCATATCATAAGAAATTAGATTTTCCTTTGTATAAAGCAGTTCGTAAATATGGATGGGATAATTTTCAGAAAGAGATTATATGTGAGGTTGACCCAATTGAATCAGTAAAGGTAGAGGAAGAACTGATAGTTGCCTATAATTCAGTTAAAAAGGGATTAAATGCAATATATAAAGGTGAAGGTGGGGATGTATGGTATGGTAGGAGGGATACTGATGAATATATAGAGTTTATTAGTAAGATGAAAGAACTTACAAAGGGCGATAAGAATGGTATGTTCGGTAAAACCCATTCAGAGGATACTAAATCCAAACAAAAGGAGAAGGCTAAGGGTAGATTCTCCTTAGAATGGTTTATTGAGAGGAACGGACAGGAAGCCGGTCAAAGGATGTATGATGAAAGAAGGGTCTTTTTGAGTAGTAGGAATATGAGGAGGGATGAAAAGGGAAATTTTGTGAAAAAAGAGGATTAATATTTGGAAATACCAAAAAAAGGTTGTATATTAGCTTTATAAAATTTAAACATAAATAAATGAATTTAGAAAAACAATTAAAAGATATTTTTGAAAGTAGAGGTCTTGAAATGAGAGACTATTCTGCTAGAAATATTTTAGAGTATGTAAACCCAAAAAAACCACACGTATCGGCTATGGGTACATCGGGTGGTAAAACATTAATGACAGCAGCTAGATACGAATTGTACTACTCCAATG